ATATTCTATCCCGTTACCATTTTGGGCGGTTAATATGTCACCATTCTGAACCAATATAAAGAATGGTTCTGTTGGTGTTATTGTTGGAGTAACTGTAGGTGTTACAGTTGGTGTAGGTGTTGAAGTTACAGTTGGTGTAGGTGTTAATGTATTAGTTGGTGTAGGTGTTGGTGTTACGTTGATATATTTTGTATATGTATTATTGTAATATTGTAGTATATTAGCATCTGATAATGCGGTATCATAAATTAATACTTCACCAATGTTACCATTTAAAAATTCATTTGCATACGTTTTAGCAATCTGTAATGAACTATTGCCAACATTATGACCAACTGGTGTATCTGACCCTACTAACTCACCATTTACCCATATACTTCTTGTTGTTCCATCATATTTTGCAACAGCATTAAACCATTCGTTAGTAGGTGATAGATCACTATTAACAGATAAATCATTACCCCACCAATAGTTAATTAGTTGATTAGTTGTTCCTGCTCTAAACGCATTTGCTTGATTTCCATCTCCAAATGGTCCAACACTCATAAATCCGTTTGAATTCCAAGAGGTTCCAAGTTGTACCCAAATAATAAATGTATAATTTGAATTACCGACAGGTAGGTTTGTTCCCGAAGGATTACTAAACCATCCGTTAGATCCTGTTGAGAAATAAGTAGGTCCTGAATTGTTCCAAGTAATACTTCCTGAGTTTACCATTTCAACATCATTACCATTACCACTTAAGTCATACCATGTTGTACCAGCACCTGAATAACTACTTGGGTTTGACGCATCTAAATATAATTTTATATTTGACACCCATGATGTCCAAAATCCATTATTATTGAGATAAGTTTTACATTCATCACCAGTTGTGAAGGTTTGATTGAAAACGATGTTAACTAAATTAACGAAAGACTCTTCCGTTTTAAATTTTGATCTAAGAAATCTTATATAAGCAGGTATACCCACAGGGTTTGGTTGGTTACCAGTAACATTTGGTCTACAAATTACATATCCCAAATCTTCATCGGGACCATTCCACCACGTTACACCACCAACACCACCATCGTAATCTAAATCGTCCACACCGATTGCTAAGTCACCAATTTGTTCGGTCCCTGAAATGGTGGATCCAGTATTATATGCGAAAGGTCTTGAAGTTGCCATTTGTTATAAATATCAATTATTTTTATTATCTTTGTAGTATGGAAAAGATAATCGCATATATTCTTGTTAATTTGGTTACTTGGAACCCTGACAAATCAATGGAGATTGTTAGAGAGTTTCTTGGTGGTAAAGAACCTGTTAAACCAACTGCGAATAAAGTTGTAGTATCAAATCAACCTCAACCAAAAAAGACTCAACCAAAAAGTAAGAAGGACGAACTTTTGGAGAGTCTTAAATATTTGAAATCTAAAGAGGTTAAGACCAAACAAGATAAGGAGTCTATCTATACTTTGGAGATGGTTCTTAAGAATATGGTTTAAGAAACTTGTTCGGCTTTAGTTAGAACATTTAGTGCTGTTTGATATGACTCAGGTGATAGATTTGATTTTAAGTTTTTATAACTTCCTCCACTTTTTTTAGCTTCCCATTCTTTATTGGAATTTAAATTGTAAGTCCAAATATCATCACCTTTAATTTTGTACTCACCCGATTTCCAAGATTTAAATTTACTTTCTAAATCGTTTTTTTGTACAACATCAGTTTGTTGTGTCTCTTGTGGTTTTCTTTCGTATTCACCTTTAGTTGTTAGTGATTGGAATTTGTTTGGTATAGAATATTTGTAGAAGAATTGTCTAATATAGACACCACTTGTGTTCTTAAAATCTAAAGCCAGTTCAATATTACCATAACCTTTTCGTCTCATTTTTTTCATGAGACCATCAATTTGTCCTTGAGCTCTTCGGTCGGCACCTCCACCAGCAGATCCTCTTGTTGTTAAACCCATATAGGCAACACCATCTTTACTCTCATCAATGGTTACACTCCAATTAACTGTATAACTTTGTGAATTAATATTAATTTTAATATCTGTGATATCAGGATTAATTCCTGCTTTATAAACTTCTTTTAACTTTTCATCAACTTTAGATGTCATTCTTCCTCCAAAACCATCTGATTTTCTTCGTTCAAAAGAATGAAGTGCATCGGCATCTCCTTTTGGTGCCGTATAACTTCCTGAGACAACTATTGGTAAAGATATTTTTGATTCGTTGATAATTCCCATCAACGATCTAATACGTGCAACATCTTCAACCAATAAATTAGACATTATCTTCTTGATCTGATTTGAGATTTAGTAATTCTAATGATTGTTTCATTCATTTCAGTTCCTTTACTATTTTTAATCTTTTGTTTTAGAATAGTGTCAAACTCATTTTGGATTTGTTTAACCAAATCGACAAAAGTTTTAGTTGGTTTTTGAACCTCACCTTGTTTCCAACCACCTTCTTTTTCAATCTGTTGAAGGGCAATGTCTCTTTGTTTATCTGATAAACTACCAAACTTCTTCAGTTTGTTTTTAATGTCATTAACAAAACTATTTGATCCTTCGTAATTGGCAATAGGTTGTAGTTCCGATGGAATTTCTTCTACTTCTACTGTTTTAGGACCTCTTTTTCTCAATAAGAAGTTAATACCAGATATATTTGTAATACATTTGTGACCACCTGAATTGGCATTAATAACGTCATAACCATCAACAGTAATTCTATCTAATATATCTTTTTGTTTATCACTTAATCTTCTGTAAAGATTTTCGGATATGTCACCAACTATTTTTAAAAGGCTTTCACCACCATTTATTTTTAATGAAGGAGCGTTACCATAAATCGCCATAAAATCTTTGAGGGTAAACCCAACAGATCCATATTCGGCTTCTTGTTCACCAACTCTTTTAAGATCACCAAAAGTAACAGGGATTGATTTTAATTCTCCTGAAAGTTTATCTAAAACCTCATCTTTTACCTCACCTAAATTAACACCTTTAAGTGCTCTATCTTTTTTGTATGGGTTACATGATGCTTGTACCATCCCTAAATGCATTCCTGTAACCAAAAAGTCAGCTTCAGGATAATTTTCAAATGGTGTATAACGATCATAAGATCCTGGTTTCATAGTGGATCCAAATCCATATTGACTAATAACACCATCAGAGTAATCAACAGCACCTTCTTTTTTTCTTGATTCGATGTAAGCTTCTTTATTTTGTTCCAATTTATCTATAGTAGCATATCCTTTACTCTCAACTTGATCTTTAATATTTGTTAAAATACTAAGTAGTGATGGTTGAGCATTTAATACGATGTCTCTTAAATAACCTGGTTTGTTTTTGAATGCCAACAATAATTTATTAGCAACAAGTCCCATTTTTCTTTTGTTCTCCTTGAAACCTTTAGTTCTATCAATTTGGAATAGGTAATTGATCACGTCTCTTGGTTTGATATCGTGTTTTGCAAAGTCAGCGGAGTCAATCATTGAGATTGTTTCAACGTCTTCAGGTGGGAATATATCAGAAGGAGATACACTTTGTGATATTGTTTCTACGTTAGATCTGGCAGGTTTGAAGTTTACTGATGTTCCACCTTCAACTCCCGCTTGAGTGTCGTGGTGATCCGTATGAATAACAAACATTGGTTTGCCGTGTGCAAAGTCCACTAATACTGGCATGATTTCACCTTCACCTTCAGGTTTCTTAACTGCAAACTCTTTAGCTCCGTATTGAATTGGTTCGGCATCAACCACTTTGATACCATTTCGTTCCAAGTAGTTTTTCATGGCAAGTGCTGTAGTAACACCATCTAAATCTAAGTGGAAGTATATTTTAGCCATTTTATATCTTTTAGCAATGTCTTTGATATCTCTAATACCACTTTCATTTAAAAGTCTTCGGCTTTCTTCCTTTAAAACTTTTCTGATTAAATTTTTCATAACTATAAATACTAACATAAATAAAAAACCCCACCAGTAAAGTGAGGTTTTTATTTCTAATATAGTCTATTAATAGATTATGCTTCTTGTTCTTCAGTTTGTTCAACCATTTCCAACATCTGAACATCCAAGTTCAACTTAACCTCATCACTTAACAATACACCACCTGTCTCAAGTGTTGCGTTCCAAGTAAGATCAAAGTCAGATCGGTTAATAACTCCTGAGATCTCAAATCCGTGTTTCAAATTACCCCAGGGATCTTTAGATTGTCCGTTGTATTCAACATCCAATTCAATTTCTTTTGTTGTGTCTTTGATTGTCATCTCACCTTTAACTTTTCCGTTAGCGATGTTTACAGATGTTGACTCAAAATACATTTTCGGGAATCTCTCTGTGTTGAAGAAGTCTTCGTTGTTTAAGTGTGCATCTCTGTCAGCATTTCCTGTAGAGATTGATTTAACTTCAGCCTCAAATCTGATCTCAGCATCTTCCATATTATCCATAGAGTATTTCATTCCCCCTGAATAATCTGTTAATGTACCTTTTACGTTTGACACCATCAAGTGTCTGATTTTAAAACCCAAGTCTGAATGTGATGGGTCAATTACTAATTGTTTCATTTTTATTTTAATTGTGGTTTATTTTCTAATAAAAATATAGTTTTTTAATTTAGACTTGTAAACGAATAATTTCTTGATCTATGATAAGAAAAAACCCCACCTTGTGAGTGGGGTTCATTTTATTTTTTAGACCATTCAAAATAATCTCTTCTGTCCTTCTTTATTACAAACAACATCATTGTTGTTATCGATAACCAAAGGTAGATCATTTCTTGATGATTAGTTTTTTAGTTTTTACTTTGTTTACTCTTAAGAAGTATATACCTTCAGGTAAGTTTCTTAAATCAATCTCACTATCGTTTACAGTGTCGATTACTTGTCCGTTCTGATTAATCAACTCCATGTATGATTTCTTACTAACATAAACTACTTCACTTGCTGGATTTGGGTAGATTCTGAAGTCGTCTGATTTTTCTTTTACTGATGCTAAGTCTCCAAATATTTCTGTTGGGAAACTTGATCCAACAGCCGCTGTTGATCCTTCTTGTAATCTATAATCAGGTGTTAAACCAAGTGGAACAAATGGTGTTACCCAATTAATATTTGAATGTGTCGAAACTGAGTCGTTTGCGTGTTGTGAGAAATATGTTGATAACACACCAGGTGTTGTTGTAATACATACAGTACCAACGTTAAAGTTTGAAAGGATGTTACTGTGGAAATGCATTGTGTCCCCTAAAATATTATCTTCTACAGGTAGACCTTCAATGGATAATCCTTTTTCCCATCCAGTAACAATAGTGTTGAAAACAGAAGTTGCGGTATTTCTTCTTAATCTGAAAGCCTTTTCAAATTTTTCACCGATTGGTAGGGAAACCGTCCCGTCGCCTTTAGCGCCAATTATAGTGAAGTTAGAAAAAATAGGTGCCGTCAATGGTTGTGATGAACTTCCTTGCGCATCGTTATCCGATTCGAAACAATTTGAGTCGCCAGCAGCGTCTGACAAATTTTCATTTCTAATCGACAAACCAAATTGAACCTTACCTCTGTATCCAAAGTCAGTATCAAAATCATCATCAATTGATGAATATGCTATTAAGTGTTTACAATTTACAGTTCCTCCGAACCATTCAAAAGAGTCGTCACCACAGTGACTTACTTGTACGTAGTCAACCAAAGTTTGATTACCCACAGAACCAAAAGTAATACCATTAATTTCTTTGTTTGGTTCAAGTGGAATACCCGCAAACTCAATACGTACAAATCTAATCACACCTGAGTCATCATTATCATTTGTTCCACCATGTTGTGTGAAATTTGTCGGTGTAAGTCCTTCAATGTTTGCAACACCACCAGGTTGGTTGTTAATTGCATTACCCAAGATAATAACACCACCCCAATCTCCTTCATTTCTTTGTGCGATTGGATTATTAGATGTAAAAACGATTGGGTTAAATTGTTCACCGTCAGCAACAAGTTTAGAACCTCTTGTAACAATTAGAGTTCCTTGAGTTGCAAAGTCACCTCTGATAATTGTTCCTGGTAAAATAGTCAAAGTCGCTCCGTTCTTAACGTAAACTTTGTTTTGGAGTTTGATTACTCCTGACCAAGTTGTGTTTGTTGTGATGTCCGAATTTACAGTTATTTGTGTTGCTGGGTAAACTGTGTTTTGTGGATCCCAATTAGACCAACCATAAGTCCAATCTGTTGATGGTGTGTTGTCCGTTACAGGAAACGCACCTCTGTAATCTGTTGGTGTCCAAAATTGGTTTTGAGAGAAAGACATGAATGTCATCAAAACCGAGAAAATTGTTAAATAAATTTGTTTCATCTTTTTAATTTTAAATTTTATTTCTACCAATAGATAGTAGTAAAAAATTTAAAATCACATTAAAATGACAACCTTAACAAAATGGTAAATGAGTTAATATTGTATTAACATTATCGTATGAATTTTGTATCGTAATAGGTCGCAACATAGTCAGCGCTTAAAAGTGGGTATTGAACAATCACTTGATCAATATCTTGATAATATTGTTCTGTTTCATGGTATATTTCTGCCTGTGGTAAGAATTCATCAATATATTCATTTATTGCGTCATTAACATCAACATTTTCACCATTTTTTGTTGCCGATATTGGAACAACGGTATTTTTAATATAAAACGAATCTGCATCAAAATACTCAGTTTTGAATCCGACGGATTTTATATTGATAACCCATCTTCTATGTCCAACAAATGGAGTTCCTGTGGTGAATTTGATTTCTTTAACGGAATCAAAAACTTTTTGTATTTTATTTTTAACCTCATTATTAAAATATAATTCTGGCGTTTTATCTAACAACACCTCAGATTCTAAATTAAGATTTACATATTCTGAAAATTCTTCAACAATGTCATATAGCTCACTTTCAACTATTGGATAGTAGTAAGGAACATCATTTGGATTTTTTATCTTAAATTGGATTGGGTAAAACTCTATAATAGATTCATGTGGTGTTCCAAATTCACCTACCGAAACAGGAATACATTTTAATCCGTGAAGATCAATCACATCACCAGCAAACCTTTTAAATAATTTAAGTATTCTTTCTTCGTTCATTATGAAAACATTTTTGCTTCTTTTGCTCTTCTAGCCTCTAAACCTGGAAATCTTTTGAAGAGGTGCTCGCTTGTTTGTGCGATCTGTTTTTTGGCCAATTTAAGATCACCTCTTTTGATTGCCTGTAAGAAATCAGCCTTTCTGATACCTCGTCCCATGTTATAAGCAATAGAAACTAAAGTATTATACATTCCTTGAGTGAGTTTTGGTTTAATACCTTGTTCTTCCCAATCATCTAAAAATTCATTAACTATACCTTCCGCAATTTTTACATCATCTTTCAATAATGTCTCAGCTTGTTCTTTGGTGATTTTAGTTCTACCTGGTACAATTTTACTATATCTTGGGAGGAAATCGTAACCTTCATTTTCTCCTTTGAAGATTGCGTGTCCGTAACCGATGGTATATGCTCCGTCACCAAGATCATATACCTTTAATACAGGTTCTCCCTTGTTTATTACCGAACCTTCTTCATACTTTAAATGATTATATATATCGTCAGAAGATTGTCTAATTCGTGGTGGTTCTAGTACTTGTTTTTCCGTTTCTACCGCCTTTTGTAATTTTGGTTCTAATGCCGATTCAATTTGATTTAAACTCAACAAACCTAAAAACGTATACATTACGTATCTAATGATTTTCTTTTTGAGTTCAGTCGGTAGTTCCTTGATTTTGTCTCTTAAGATTGAAAGGTATTCTTTAGCATCCTCTTTAGTTTTAACCCAAAGTTTTGACAGGTCTAAATCTTTTTTTACCTCAGTAAAATCCCACTCCATATCAGGTTCGGTCTTACCATCTTCAGTAATCAAAGATATTTTGAAAACCATCCCTTCCAATATATTTTCACATACAATTCGTTCTTGGATTCTTTGATATTGATATTCAGTTAAAGACAATTTCATATCAATAAATATATGAGAACTCTAAACATATTCAATCTTTGATATAGTTACGTCATTGATATTGAAGTATTCCAATTCTTGTATTAATAATTTTTCATTAGAATATCTCCTAATTCTACTATTTTTAGACCTAGCACTATGGTGGTAGTACCATCTATCTCTTTTGGGTATTACTTTAACATCAACTTCGTAAACAAAACTCTCACCGTAACGATGTTGGTATTTTCGTATGTTTGTAATTTTTAATTGTATGTCTTGAGGATGCCAATAAACCGCATCAAATTTAATGGGTTTTTTTTTCAAGAGTCTTTTAACGAACTTGATATCTTTATCAATTATTGGTCTACCTGTTTTATAGTAATGTTTCATAAGACAAAGATAATGAAATATCTTTATCTGCCAAAATTCCTTTTAAGATTCTCTAACTTTGCTTTTTTCAGTGCTGTATTAAGAACTGAGTTAGTTTGTTGATTTGTAGTTTTATTAACTTGTGTATAGTTAATTGTTTTAGGTTTTTTATTTTCAGTAATGTTTCTTGGTCTATCACTGAATATTGATTCTAATAATTTATGTTTCTTTTCTTTTAATTCTCTCTCTAAATTAATTTCTTCGTTTTGAATTTGAATTACTGATTGAGATAATGTGTTCGTCGTAAGATCTAAGACTTGGTAATCACCTTTTTTCATTTCGTCTAAGACCACTCCACCTTTTTTGTTTTTACTCATTCTAAAGTAATCGCCCCTCATTTTTGATGCATATCCTGTATCTTTCCTTCTAGTTAGACTTTTGTTATGAAGTCGTCTATGAAATAAAACATCTGATGTTAAATTTATCTTTTTATTGAATTTGTATATTCTTCCCATGAAGTCAGAATCAGCCGCAACTTTCCAACCTTCAAACCCATTCATGTTCAAGAATATTTCTTTTTTAATACCAAAAACACCTTCCCCATACATCGCACCATCATTACTAAAATTTCTTTTACCTTTATGGTCTTTGAAATTTACAAACTTAGGTTTTACACAATCGTACTTATCTAACCCTATTTCCACTTTATCTAACAAATCATCAAACATTATATCATCAGAATCGAAGAAAAATATTTTATCATATTTTGCCAATTCACTCAATGTATTTTTTATGATGTATGGTCCACCATTCTCTGTGAAGTAATAAAAGAAAAAATTTTGAGGGAACTGTTGAGTTTTAATATATTCTAAAGTTTTCTCACAATTATCAATACCAAACAAAATTTCAAACTCTCTATCATATTTGTTATTTTGTATCGATGTGATCAACTCATTTAAAAATTCAACCGAATCGAATGTTGGTATAATTACTGATAAACTCATCGTTTTTTCTTATTTAAAATTAATTTATTAATCATAGATGAGTTTGTTTTTAATGTTGAGTTTCCTGTAACAGTCTTAGGTTTGACCGACCTATGTGATGGTACGTTATTAAATATTTGATTTACTTTTTCATAGTTAATCGTTTTAACCGTTTTCTGAATAGTTGATTTAACGGGTATTGGTTTTTCTTCTATTCTAATAGGTACAATTTCATCTTTAACAATATTACTATCACCAAAATCTAATTTAATGGTTTTATCGTAAATTGAATTAACAACTAATGTTTGAATTCGGTCATTTTGAACTCCTGAATTATATATCGTTTCTTGAAAACCTATGTTGGTGAATAAATTTTTCCTGTGTTCCGCACATATTATATCTATATTGTTTTCAAGACAGTACTTTCCAACCCAAATGTCCGCCATATTTGGGTATTTAAAATAATCAAATGGTATTTTAAGTAAATCAGTATGAAAACACATTAAACCAGTACCACCAAATTGTATTTTCACATCACTACTTACATCATTTAAAAAGTGAAACCTTTTTGATGGTGATGAGTAATAAGACTTTACTGGGAAACGTTCAAAAGTTCTTCCATGATAAGTTATCACACTTTTTCTTTTGTATTGTTCACACTTTTGAATTATTAATTCTATAAAATTTTCGGGGTAATTTATATCGTCATCCAAAGTTATATAAAAAACATCGTCGTGGTTTTTCAAGAAATAGAACTTGAAAGCGTCTCCCTTTGAGTTATCAGCTATTAAAATATTGATTTTATTATGATAAAGGAATTCAGGTATTTCCCCATTAAATGAATTAAGAGCAACATTTATTTTATCACATTTATGCAAGATTGAACTTATTACTTTTTTAAGTCCTTCATCTCTTTTGTATGATGATATGTTAACAATTATTTTACTCATTTATTGATAATTTACATAATTTTTAAATCATTAATGGCTCTTTCATTCAAATTCATTTTTGATTTTTCATATCCATGTTTTACTAATGAATTTTTGGTATGATACATATGATATTTAAGTTTGTTTAATCTTTCTGTTAATTGTTGACCAACACCTGAACTCAAATTTGGGTTTTTCGCCCATCTTTTCAGAGGTACTTCGTTTATTTTAAAGTCTAAGACTTCGAAAAATTTTCTTTCGGATATAAAATCCAACTCAACCCATTGAGTTTGAATGTAGTCTCCTATTAATTTAGGGTTGAAGTTATTCCAATTTGCTCTAGTTGATCTAGTGTCGGTTCTAAATTCTAATGAAATTTTTTTATCGTCATTCAAATTTTCATACAATTTTGTAACATCATCTACAAAATTTTCATCAATTATTAAATCATCTTGAATATAAACGTAGTACTTGGAATCAATCTTTTTAAGATATTTAAATGTTTGATCGATGATGTACCAAAACTTTTTTTTACCTTGATTATTGTAAAATTTAATGTATTTAATGTTTTCATCATAAGTTACAAAGTCATTAACACTCCCATCATCAAAAATGGTGATCTGAAACTTTCTACCCTTTCTTTGTTTCAGTATTTTACTTAACAATTCATTCAGCGAACCCTCCCTATTGAAAGTGGTTATAATGAAACAATAATCATAGGTTTGATGTTGCATATAATTTATGGTTTAAAAATATTTTGTTTAGATATGTATTCTCTAATCATATTTTTATTTGTCCTTCCAAGTCTTTTTAACGTAGTGTTCGAGTGATTTTTTCTATAAATGTATATTGGTTCTTTAATAACCGCAACTTCATTCTTATTACATTGTTCTAAACAAGGATAACTGTATGCTAAATCAGTACAGTTTGTGAAAAAATGTCCGTCAATTTTTAACAGACTTTCAGGTATCGTATCTAATAAACTCTTTCTAAAAGTATTGAGTGCGGTTGCTTTCCATTTAGTCTTTCTAAATGACTTTTGGTGATATATCTCCTCATCATAATGTTCAATTGTATTGATATCACCACTGTCCATATCAATCCAGTTACCATAAGACATTTTAATGTGTGGTTCATAATATCCATTAATTATTTCCAAAGCGTTGGGGGATAATTTATCGTCTAAACCAACAAATGAAATTATCTCTCCTGTAGCCACTTTATTCAAACTAAATCTCCCGTATAATGCACCTAGATTTTTTTCGTTATTGAATATTTTGACTTTTTTATTTTCTTTATATTTTTCTAATACTTTCTTTGTGGAATCAGTGCTTCCATCATTATAAATTAGAATTTCAAAATTATCATATGTTTGATTTAACAACGAATCAATACACTCTTCAGCGTATAATTCACAGTTAAATCCAGTAACGATTATTGAATGTTTCATATTAAACTAATACTTTACAATTTTGGAAAACAGGGAAGTCTGTTAGATCTCTATACCCATTTATTTCATCCAAATCTTTATTGTGTTCGGGGTAATTCTGAAGTAAACAAAGTCCTTGAGCGGCTTCTTGAGGTGTCATATACATATTCCAACCCATAGTTTCTATGCTATCCTCTTTGTAAAATTTTTCACTCCTTCCTTCATATCTTGCCTTTTTAAACCATATCATCGCATCTTCATTGTCAGTAAGTATCATCCCTCCTTTACCGATACCAAGATGTTTTTTTATATGAAATGATAATCCCATGTAGGATCCTGGTATGTACATATTTGAAGTTAGTCTTTTAGCCGCGTCGTAAATTGGGTAAGGTTTTAATTGATAAACACCACTCCAATGATTTGTAATCTCTCTTTTGTCAAAGATCACATTTCCACCGGCGTTGATGATACTCATTGGAACTGATAAATAAGTTTTTGATGGGATTGTTACCTCTTCAACTTCAAGATATTTACATATCAAAAATAACGCATTGGTACAACTATCGACTGATATTGCAAATTTGGCACCAGTGTAAGAAGCAATTTCTTCTTCAAACATTTTAACTATTTTATATGGGTTGTGCGTTTTTATTGGCATAATTCATTATTTTGGAATAAATTTTATTAGTTGTGATTGTAATTTTTTCATATACTCAATTTCACTATCGGTGTTTCTTTTAGTATAAGTTCTATTTACAATGTTGAAGTAACTGATGTTATCGTCAACTATTTCTTCATCGGACTCGATAATTACAATATCTTCGGTTCTATGTATTTTATTTATTAATTCCCATTTTTCATCTAAAGATATATCTGTGAATTGGGGTTTTAATTTTTGAGTCATGTTTTTAGCGGGTGCGCCGGCATAGATTTGATCTGTTTCCATATTTGCTGTAATAACACTACCAACAAGTGCCATAGACCTATCCTCGGCAATGATTGGAGATACAATACAATGTCCGACAAACCAAACATCATTTCCTATAATCAAGGGTTTACTTTCGTTATAATTACAACCAATTAATGGATCTCCGTATCTTATATGACTCCACAATTGTGAGTAAGCACCTATTCCACAATTATTACCTATGGTAACTCCTCCGATTGAATCAATGATGCACCCTTGTCCTATCCAAGCATTGTGACCTATTTTCATAGGTAGATATCCATGAATATTTGTGTGGTGATGAATTTTACAATAATCACCTATTTCCAAATCATCAATAATTATCTGAACGTTATCACCAATATAGGTATTATCACCTATGATTATTCTTTTTGCGGGACCGTTTAATCCTCTAATGGTTGCTTTTGGGGAGATAAAAGTATTTTTACCTATTTGTAAATTTTCACATAGAATATTATCCATAATATTCAGAATATAACCAAGAATTATCTGAAATAAATGTATTTTTTATTGAGTTAGAAACTTCATAATTAATTTTTCCAATTTTTTGTGATTCTAACTCTATTAGATTTATTAGATGTTGGGTTGTTTTATAATTTAAGAAAAAATCATTATCCTCGAATCCTAAACCTATTGTTTTCCTACCCATGTGACCCATTTCGAACATCGTAGTACACCCACCTTTTTCATTAGGTTTTATGTAAACAAAAGATTTTTCGTAGTAATTTTTTTTTAAGTTTTCCATACTTTCATTTTGTGTAAATAAAATCTTATCTTTACCAAAATGATCAATAATTGGTTGTATTACTTCATTCCACTTAAAATATTTATCCCTATTTCCTAAGATTCCTTTATATACATAAATTTTATCCCCAAGAATCGTAGGTTTAAATTCATCGTAGTTTTTTATTGGTACAAATATTTTTTTATGTTTTACTTTGTATTGATTAAGTATTTCTGAAAAAAAACCAGGATAGACCCAAGTATATGATTTACCACTGTCAATTAATTTTTTAACTAAATTAATCGAATCGATTCTTTCCAAATCGGATCCACCCCATATTACAAGACTTTTACCTTTATGATTTTGTAAAAACGTTCTATCTGATTTTGTATAGATACCAAAAAAGATTGCTGGTTGGTTTATATCATGGTAATCAACAAGGTTCCATTTTTTTTTAAAGTTATCACCAAAAAATTCACTTAAATTTGTTGATATTTTTACTTGTTTGAACTCCATTTTTTTAAAATTATTTCTTTTTTCTACCTTGACAATGAGCTCTCTGACTAAAACCTTTAGGGTTATTACAATTAATAGATCTTTTATACTTTTCAGACCATTTTTCTTCAATTGGTTCTTTTGACAATTTGTTTTTCCAAAAGTTAAATAAGTTTTTCTTATCGTATTCTTTTTTCTTTTGATCCCAACCACAATCGTGACATAAGTAAGGATGGTTGTCGCTCTTATCTATCTCCCAAGAGTGCCCACACTTTTCACATTCAACTTTGTCGTTGAATATTCTGTCTGCTTGTTTTTCTGTTAAAATTATTTTCATTATTCGCAATTTGAATCTTCATATAATCCGTATAAATAGTCGTAGAACTTATTCTCCGCATATAGTTCAACATCCTCTCTTACTTCCCACATTTCTTCAGACGGTTTTTTTCGTCCTTCATTGTCATCTTCATCATCTTCATCACAATACCCTTCATCACAATAATAAAAACCTAAACCTTGTCCAATACAAAAGTCGGCATAATCTTCTGGTCCTTCAAATGTGCAAGGGTTTTGTATTTCGGTTTGATACTCAATTATATTGTCAAGTTTTTCAAGTTCAATTCCTCGTCTTCTTAATTTAAGACTTAATTCTTGTGTTTCTGTTATTATTATTTTCATTTTCTTAATACTGGTATTACCTCTTCTGCAAAGAAGTTCATCACTTCATCTTCTATTTGCATATCTTGGAGTTTATCTTGTAATCTTACATCGTCCTCTAAGACACTGTAGAAATCGTATCCAGTGATAAAACCTCTTTTGTCTGTTGATATCACACCCAAAAATTCATCATCTTCAAAAGTTATTTCACCAAAATAATTTATTTCATCACCATCTTGATATTCTTCAGAAAATGTGTAAGTCATTGGCATGTCCATAACATCATAAGTAAACTTTTCACCTTCCCTTTGATCCACATCGTAATCTTCTTCATCACTGTATTCAAAATCTTCAGCGTTACCACCTTTATCAACAAACTTTTTAAATGCTTTCATCATTGTTTGCTCTGATGGTCTCAACTCTTCACCTTTTTTAACTTTCTGATATAAATCCAAAATGCGATCAAAGTTCTCACTAATCATTTCTTGTTGTTCTGATTCATAAAAATCATGTAGTTGGTCTTCGAATATTTCTAATAAAGCCGTTACTATGGTCTCATATTTTTCAATAAACTCATTTTCATTATTATAAAACTTTTCATCGAGTCGATTCAAAGCACTATCAAAAACATCTATCATCCAAGAATTAAAATTTGGGTAGTCGTTGGTATCGATATCACCAGCAGCCTCCTCAACCAATTCAATTATATCTTCCAATCTTCTTTTAACCCATATTTGACCTGATGTCATCATAATTCTATTTGTTCCTTTGTTTTATTATCATAAATAGTTAAAGGATTAGCTATTACGACCCAATCAACATTTTTATATTCATCATCTTTATTCCAAGCCTTTTCAGAGTTTTTAACTTGTATTGTTTTAACTCCTAACTCAGGATGTTGCATAATCAAATCGGTACCAAATGCCATATCAATTAAATCTCCGTTACCGCCATCATATATTGATTTGAAACCATTACTTTCCAAATATTCTTTAACATCGTTTTCAGCCTTTTCACCAATTGCACTTGTTTTTTGAATATTTTTTGTGTAATCCAAAAACTCTTTGGTGTCCTTGAAGTATTCTGACAACATACTTTCAAGGGTTGGTTTCATTCTTTTAAGGGTTGCTAAAGGGTTGTTAATAATCGATTGTATGGTATTTCTTAAGTCAGTTCCTTCTCTATATATTAGATCTGTTAATAACTCAGCTAAGTCATAGTAATTAGTATTTAATTTATTAATTGGTTGCCATTCACCATCAATATAAACCAATTTATTATTTATGACTTTTTTATCAATAAAGTAATCTTTTTCTCTTTCAGTAATCTTACCTAACGAGAATAATAACTCAGCACCCTCAATAAATTTAGTTTGTAATTCGTCAGGTATTTTTGTTTCCAATTCTTCTATTCGTCTATCAATAATAGCTCTCAATCCAATACCATCTCGACTATGTAGTTTTGATCTTAATGACGCAATTCTTTTACAAACAAATCTTTTCTGTTTGTTATCCGAAAATCTTTCACAATCGGAATATTCAGATTCTTTTAAAATCTGAACATTCATTAATTCACCAATTCTAGCGATTTCCTCTTTAATTATCTTATCCATTAACAATAAATATATTAGAATTCAATTGTCATATAATCCTCTTCATTTTCTTCCTGATAATTCATATTGTGTTGGATTACAACTTTTTGTTCATCGAAGTGGAAAGTAACGCTACCGCTTGATCCTTCATCTATTTCCCAACCAGAATGAAAAAGTTCTAACAGAAAATATACGAGATCTTCCATTCTACCATCCAAACTCTCTTCGTCTTTTGATGATGTTATTTCAGCCTCAAGCCAACCACTATCTCCACCTCCATCATATCTAACTTGTAAAAAATCACCATATTTCTCAATCATTTCATTAATAAAGTCAGGGTTTTCAAGTATCTTATTTACTGGTTTATCATTTCTCATATGCCAAGGTAATGAAAGTGATGCGAGTTCTTTGAAAGTCTTTTCAAGTGAGGTGTTTTCAGTGTTCATTTCATAATGGTCATATGTTACATCAATAACTTTTCTATCGGCCATTATACAAAAAGTTAATGTTCCATTTTCATTATCATAATATCCATCATAAAAATTACTAGTATCAAAATTATCTCTAATCTCGGCAAATAAATCTAATATGGAGTCAGGTAAAGATAATTCACCACTAACGTTCCTACCTTTATATGTTGGTCCGTCAAGTGTGTCCCAGTCTGAATCATAACATCTATAATTATAACAAACACTATCTTCCATATTTAAGGCGTTCAAAACCAAAGACACTTTTTTCAAATCATTTATTTGTTGTTGCGTTAGTTCCATATTCTTTTTTAATAATAAATAGTTTAATCCTCAAACTCTAACTTTTGAGTTCGCATTACCCAACTTGGTCTTTCACCTGATATTAAAATTCTCATCCAATCAGATGCGGATGGGATATGACCATCACAATCTTCTTTAACATGTTGTTCCCCCACATATCTTGTATAAACAGTTTTACCGTCACTATTCTTGAACTCGGATCCAAACTTTTGTTCCATCTCAAATATACCCTCACTATGGTGTCTAAACGCTCTGTGTAAAGAATGACCGTACCAGCCTTTAGTTTCATCTAACCAGTTATGGAGATGAATATAATCCTCCCATTTTCCTCCGTACTTCTTTGCGGAACTTTTTGAATGTAGTATTGGATGTGCCATATTATGATTTTTTAATTTTTGATGATTGTTCTATAAAGTATTTGATTGTTTTATTAGTATTGGCAATATTATCGTCACCTTTAACTAATTCAGGATTTCTATTTTCAACAAACTCAAATAGTTTCATTTTCAAATATTTTCTATTTCCTTCGATTTGGAATAGTCTGTCATCCTCAATAACTAATGAGGGAAAATTTGAATTATATAGGTCGTCAGGTGGAAAGATCACCTTATGGTGTCTTGTTAAATAAAAAAACAGTTCCTTATTTAATTGTGGTTGTATCACTATTAAATAATAAGAACTGTTTTAATAAAGTTAAATGTAATCCCA